TTCGACATGTTCCCCGGTATCGTGAAGTTGAAGATTCAAAAGCAAGCGCTCGAAAGAGTGTTGCTGGCATCCCTTCGGCGGGAGATGTCGAAGCGCGGGCGATTCCTGCCCATTCAAGCCGAACCTGCGGACAATCAGCAGTCCAAAAAGTCGAAAATTCGGGGACTTCGCCCCTGGTTTCAGGCGGGGAATATTCGTTTTTCAGATTCATTGCCGTATCGTACCGCGATCGAGACCGAAATCAAGGGCTTCCCGAAATACCGGCACGACGACTTCCTGGATACGCTGACAGATTTGATGCTGGAGGGCAAAGGCGTGAATTCCGGGGTGCTGTCGAGCCGAACCGAGGAATATAACGTCCCGAGCGCGCTTCGAGACCCGATTTCGCTGCTTTTGGCCGAGCATTATCAGGACGAGGACCAGTTTTACCCAAAGGTGGACCATGACACAGGGTTCCCGGCGTGATACCGTTTGGATTGAAGAGGTTTATCGAATGGTGATGGCGCATAGGAAAGGTCCCGCTCCTGCCCATACAGATGATGAATATTTGGCTTTCGATCCCGGTGCGGCCGACGACTTCCCCGCAGAGGTCGAAGCGCGAAAAACGAAGCTCGTCACGACCCGCAAGGAGCATACCTGTTTCGGCTGGAAGGGCGACATGCAACACCCAATTCCAGCAGGCACGAGAGCTTTTCGAGAATCAGGAAAATGTGAAGGCCACTTCGGTACCTCCTATATGTGTCTTCCGTGCGTTGATATCTGCCTTGAACCTGAATGGTGGTAAAGTGAGCCAATGGTCACTGTAGACGCGAATGCCCCGCCTCCGATGGTCCCAAGTCCGGCATCGGACGCCAATTCTGCTCCCCCTCTTGGCGGGTATGAGCAGCGAACCAGCGAAGGCATCCCGATTGGCGGCGGCGAGTGGTCGGCGGAGGAAGCCAAGCGCATCGTACTGGGCGACTTCAATCGCGCGGCGAGCGACCGAGCGACCAACTACGAGACCAAATGGCAGAATGCAGCAAGTATCTATGCGGCAGTGCGGAACGGCGAGAAATACTGGGACGGTTCACGGACTCCGCGCGCCAACATGCAAATCTGGCACGCATTTACGCAGGTCAACGCCCTACGACCGCAGTTGATTGACGCGATCTGCGGGGCTGACCTTGATTTCGACGTGGAAGCGGCGTCAAGCGGTACGACCATCACCCAGTTGCACCAGGTCCGCGCTCTCATGCAGGATCAGTTGAAGTCTTTGGGAGGAATGGTAAAGTTCCAGAGCTTCCGCTCCTGTGTGGACCGAATGACGGAGGATGGCGTCGTTCTCGGCAATGGCATCTGGGAATGGGGATGGGACGGGCCGCGCACAGAGATGGCGATCAACTGGCAGCGCATGGTTGAGCCGGAAGTGGCAATGGGCGAGCATCCCATGCTGCCGGGGGTCCAGATTCCCATGCACACCGGGCGCACGGTAAGCTATGCGAAGCAGTTTTATAAGCCGGAGACGGTAAGCCAGTTCTTTCTCGATCCGGTTGATTTGATGGACTTCTACATCGACCCGAATTGCCGGTCAACTAATCCCCAGCAGGCAGGTTTTACGATTCGCCGCAAGATGATGACGATTGCGGAGCTGGCCAGTTATCGCGGGCAGGATGGCTTCGATATCCCCCACGATGTGACGCTATATCGTCTCTCGCAGCAAAAGACTTTCACGGACGGCGACACCACCCGGCAGGCAATTCAGAGCTATCGAGGGGTCAATTATCAGCCCGGACAGGATCAGTCGGTTGATCCGAGACTGGCGCGGGTAGAAGTGCTGCGATATTGGCAGCGCGATCATCATGTCTGGCTGATTGGCCGCGAGCATGTGGCGAGAAACATGCCGAATCAGTATCAGGCGATGCCATTTCTCAACTGGTGCTATGTCAACGCCCTGGGCAGCTTCTACGGATACTCGATCCCCGAATTGCTGGAATCTGGGCAGAAGCTCAAGAAAACGCTCATTGACGGCCGCCTGGACGAGTTGAACCTTATCCTGCACCCTCCATTCATCACCAAACTGGGCATGGCGCGGACGCAGAGCAAGATGAAATTGCGGCCAGGTGCGAACTGGGAAGCGGAAGACCCCAGCAAGGATGTGGTGCGGCTCGAAATGGGCAACGTCACCCAGCAGGCGTTTACGGAGGTGCAGATTGTCGAAAACAACGACCAGAAAGTTACCGGGATCACGGACCTCGCCGTTCTTGGTTCGCCTTCATCTGGCGGTAATTCTGCCAACCGAACAGCGACTGGCGTTCAGGCGCAGACTAATGCGAGCAATACGCGCGTTCATGGCCTCGTGGCGAATATCGAGGATCAGACCTTAAGCCCAATGCTCACCCAACTCTGGCAGTTGATCTGTATGTTCATGGACCCCCAGCAGATTCTGACGATCCTCGGACCCGATGGGCAGAACTTCCAGGTTGACCCAGTGGACATTCTCAATGCAGACCCCAAGTTCAAGCTCAAGACCGCGAACAACATGAAAATGCGGGCGGCGATGCAGGGCGGTGGCCTTCAGACTTTGACGCAGTACGTGCTCAACCCTGAAATCATCACCGCGATGGGCGAGCAGCAGCAGAAGACGCTCGATATTGAGCAATTCACCGAGTTCTATCTGGATGTTTACAACGTGAAGGCGTTCAACCTTTTCCGGCCCATGACCCCGCAGGAGATGCAGGCCCAGCAGCAGCGCTCGCAACAGGCCGGCCAAGAGAAGATGGCGCTTCAGCAGCAGCGCCTTGGCGCCATGTCGCAAGATGCCCATGAGCGGGATGAAACGCAGATCATCGTGGCGACCTTGAACGCTCTGGCGCAGATCGGGGCGCTGAATGAAGTGCTGGGCATTGCGCGGGATGCGGAGATCAAGGCATCGCAGATTTTAGAAGGCCAATAAGGAGGAAACAAAAATGGCATCGCCAATTCTCAAGTATTTCGCTTTCGACCACTTGCCCTCACATTTGCAGGAAGTATCAAAACCTATCGGAGAGATGGCCGTCGCATTCGACACCACCCTTCCAGACGGAGCGGAGAAGTCTGCTGGACTTCGCAAACTGCTGGAGGCCAAGGATTGTTTCGTCCGTGCGAAGTTGGGATAAAATGCAGCCGGACGAAATGCAACTGGCCATCAGCTACGCCGACCTCGCCAATTCATTAGCCTTCCGCGATTTCCTGCAATTTCAGGCAGCGGAGTGCGAACGGCTGGAATTGGCGGCATTGAACGCCCCCGCTACTGACTTCGAGGCTTGTCGCTCGGCGATCATTGCCTGGCAGCAGCGGCGATTGGTAATCAAAACCCTTGAGCAGACCGTGATGGATTCGGCCTTTGCGCTAAAATCAGCAGAACTGGAGAATGAAGATGCCCGACCCGATCCAAGCAGAACCGACCGTTCCGGCTGGTAGCGGAGACGCAGATTTTGACGCAGCACTCTTGGAAGCTGGCGCACCCGCCGAACCTGAGCCCGTTGCTGACCCTCCCGCTGCCGACCCAGCGACTATGGACTCTCCGGCACCGGACCCCGACTTTACCTTCGCCACGCTCGAAAATGGGCAGCGCGAGATGCGCCTCGCTACCGGGCAGGTCTATCGCGGCAAGGACGATACCGAGCTATACGCGCAGCTTGCCAAGGCCCAGGTTGCCGCTTCCCGGCGCATCACCGAGCTTTCCCGAACTCCTGAACCCGTTGCGCCAGTGGCCCCGGTTGCCGCTCCCACCGTTGATCCAACAGCCCTCGCCATTGCCGACTTGATGGCCCCGGCGTTTGGCGTCAAGAATGGCGCAGAATTGGTGGCCGCATTTGCCAAACAACAGGAAACGGCGCAGGCTCAGCAGGAGTTCATGGCAGCGCAGCAAGCCAACTTCGAGGCAGCTAACTTCTTCCGCGCCGTGCCCGAGTTCTCGAAATCACAGGCCGATGCCGACAAAATTGACCAGTTCCTGCAATCGAATCAGCTTCCCTTCAATGCAAAGACGGCGGAAATGGCCTACTACACGCTCAAGGCCAAGGGCGAGATGAGTGTTGCTCTTGCTTCCCCGGCTCGCCCGGCCGCGCCCAGGAATGCGATGCCCCCGCCTCCCGCCGGGACTGCCCCCGCCAACACAGGGAAAGGTGCGCCAACTGAGACTGATCTCTGGGCAATGAGCGCCGATCAGTTGCAGGAATTGCTGACAGGGGGGAGCACGCAGTAAATAAAGTTTGCAGAATTGCGGGAATTGTGTTTATCTTTAGCACAGCGAAGTGAAGGCGACCCCGCCACCGAGCTAAGCACTCCGAGTGACCCCCGGAAGTGGATTTGCGGTAAAACGCTGACCATCATTCCTCACCTCGGAGATATGCTATGCCCGCAGTTCCCGTTGGAACAACTACGAACAATCCGGGCCTGTTGCATCAGGCATCCGCGATCTACTTCGTGAAAAAGGGACTTGACCGCCTCATGCCGGAGCTTTACTTCTGGCAACTCGGCTTCAAGGTTCCCCTGCCCCGCAATGTGGGGCGCACGATTCAGATGTTCCGCTTCAATCTCCCCGGCCAGAACACAGTACCGGCGGCAGAAGGCGTGAACCCCAACCCAGTGCCACAGTCCAGCTATCCGATTACCTCGATTGTCGAGCAATATTCGGATTACATGGACTCCTCCACCCTCTACGACGAGACGGACATCAACTCCATCGGTGCGGCTGCGCAGATGGTTGAGGATTTGTCCTTCCGCGCTGCGCTCTCGACCGATTCGATCACCCGCGCGGAGATTGATTCCAATACCGCCTACACCGTGCCGACCATCGGCGCGAACCTCTCGGTTGCCGACTTCAAGGCGAACACGAGCCTGATGAAAGGCTCAAATGTGCGGCCCTACGGTTCGGGCGACTGGATGGCGGTCATTCATCCATACGTCGAATACGACATTATGTCGGACAACACGGCGGGCGGATTCATCGACTGCATGAAGTACCAGAACGGCATGAAGTTGCTGAATGGCGAGATCGGCAAGGTGGCCGGTTGCCGCATCATGTCTTCCACCAACGTCAACATCACAGGCACCGCCCCGAACCAGCTTTTCTCGGCGTATGTCTTCGGCTATCAGAGCTTCTGCGTGATTCCGCTGGCAGGCTCTGGCCCCTCGACCGTCACCGACCCCAAGAATCAGCGGTTTAAGGTTTCGGTGGTCAAGCCCGGAATCGGCCCCAGCAATCCAACCGGCGAAATCGGCACCATTGCAAGCTACCGCTTCGTGATGGCGTCCAAGATCACCGATCCTCAGCGTATGCGCATCATCACTTGCGATGCGAGCTTGGTCTAAAGGAGACCCTATGGCAAACGGCAACAGTCCTTATATCGCAAAAGCCGCAGGGAATCTCGTCAACCCGACCTCGGGAACGCTTTTCCTTCAGGCTCCGTCGCCCATCGCTACCGTCGCGTCAACCCAAGTCCTGAAGGTGGCCTACGCCACTTATCGCGGCTATAACCAGACCGGCTCTGGCGTGTCGAATCAGATCGACCTGGTGGAATTGATCGTTCGGGCGGCTGGCCGCGTGACCTACGGCGTGTCCGGCACCTTCATTCCGACGCTGGTTATCGGCGCGGTTGGGACGGGGCCGAACTTTCTCGCCGCCACTTCGACCAACAACGTCGGCGCGCTCAGTGCTGCCACGGCATCCGCCGCAGGTACGGGGATCTGGCAGATTGCGGCTAATCTCTACTGGGACCCCAATACCGGCGTTATCTCGGGAACCATCTCCGGTTCGGAGACGACCCTCGTGGCGGGCTCGGCGGCGACGACCTTGACGGCATCGGCTGCGATCACCCCGCTGACCGGCTACCTGACCACGCAGGCGGTTTCAACCCAGTCCAATACCACGGTGGTGGCTATCCCGGCACCCACAGCGGAACTCGCCCTCTTCTTCGCGATTTCAGGTATTTTCAATACCAGCAACGCGAACAACGTCGCGATTCAGGACGTTCTACAGACCGAAGCGGTCTAGGAGTAATTCATGCCAAGCGCAGGAATGATTCAACCCGGCTACACGAAGCTCACCAGCGGCACCGCCCTGGCGACCGGAAACACCGCATCTTTCGTGCTGCCCTATGCGGACGCCTATCGCCTCTTGCTGGCCATTGGCACCGTGAGCGGCACTAACCCGACCTTTGACGCGGTTCTTCAGGACTCGCCCGACGGCGGCACCACCTGGGTCAACCTGCCTTTGCGGTTCACGCAGGTTACGGCGACCGGCACCGCTGCAACCGATCCTTGGATTATCTTCAAGATGGTCTCGATTTCGGATGCGGCCTCGGCTGGCGTAACGGCTGCGACCGGAGGCGCGACCGCAACCAATACGCCCGTCAGCGTCAAGTTTGTGCGGCTGGCTTATACCGTTGGGGGCACTGCAACCCCGACGATTCCGTTCACGCTCTACGCCAACACCATCAATCGCGGGCAGATTGGTTTATAATTTTCTCCCGTAGCAAGCAAAGCGGCCTCTTTCGGGAGGCCGTTCTTGCATTAGGATAGTTGCATGAGTTCACCGCAGGTAATCGACAGCGCGAAACTGGACCGGCAGATCGAACGCGCCATCCACGATAGCGAGATTGAGCGCCAAGCCGACGCCTTGCAGGATGCCGAATCCAAGCGCCTCGCCGCGGTTGAGGGCAAGGACGGCGGCGTTGATACGACGTCGGCGCAAGAGCAGTTGGGCCGACCGCTCACCCGCCAGCAGATCATCGACCGGCTCACCCGACTGAATCCGAATCTACGGTTCTTCCAGTCGATTAAATATCCCACCATCGGCGCGGTTTACCACTACGACGGAGTGACGAATCTGGACGACTTGATCTATTCTGGCCTTCGTCACATCGTCGGGATGGAATGGACCGGGCTAAGCCCCGAATTCACGGTGCGCAAGGTAGCCGATGACAGGTTCGGCGTCAAGCGCATGGTTGGGCAGATTCGCGGGTGGCGGATGGTGCTCCAGCGGCTCATCAAAGAGCGGCTTATCACCATCGAAGGCGCCGAGCGCGAGTTCGCCATTTCCAAGGGACGCGACTCGCAGCGGTGGTATGAAGTCCTGTCGTGATACGATTTCGTTGAATGGAGTTCTCATGGCATGGCCCAAAGGAAAATCGCGCAAGCCGCAGGAGGCATCAGTGCAAACCGAAGGACTCAATGAGCCAATTCTTGAAGCGGCTGTGACGCAGGCAGTTACCCCCTCGACCGGATCCAATGACCTCGTGGCTGCTTTTATCGCCGCCATGCAGCAGATGAGCGCCGAGAACCGCGAAACGACCCTCGCCGCCATCCGGGAACTCAAGGCTCCATCTGCGGAAGATCAGGAGAAGGCCGACCGCGAGAAGCAGCAACTCATGGAGCAGACTCTGCGCCGGGTCGAAGCGGCCAAGGCGCAGGAGGCCGAGATTGCCGAGCGGCAGGAATCTTGCTCACACGCGATGCCCAATGGCCAGACGAATTTTCGCGGCCAGGTGCTCTCGAACGGCTGGGCGCATGTGTTTTGCTCGCACTGCCACAAGAGCTACGATTTCGAGGCTACCGACGTGGAAGCCAACAAGAGCGGCCTCAATGTCGATAAGTGGGGGCCGAGCGCGCACGCGATCATCCGCAACCGCGTTGCCGCTTCCCGCAACATCACCCCCCCGCCGGTGCCGCGTGTTCCGGCTGGCGCAACCATCATCTTTGGATAAGGAGTTTCAAATGAGCGATCCATCTGTTCCGCAGGGAGCACAACCCGTCGATGGTTTCTATGTGGAGAAGGCCACTGAAACCTATGGCCGCAACCACCAAACCATTTATGTCCTTGACGGGAAATACTACATCAACGGATATGAATTCGCTCAGAAGCAGGACGCGGAGAACTACGCCTATTCAATGAATGGAGCGCTTCCTCCCGGTGCCGAGAAGCCCCTCACTCTTGAAGATAGATTCGATGCGGTTCTTCGCTGGCTGCGCGATATTCACGGCATTCACTTTCCTCCGCATCTCGCCCCGGCGCCGCTCCCATCTGAAGCGCCAAAGGAACCATTGCCGTCCATTTCGCCGAAGGAATAGATGCCCACTCTCTCCACCAATCCGAGCGCCCCTGTCGGCATCTTTGCGCCGTCGTCGATGAAGTGGCAAGACATCTTCGACTTCACGCGCCGACAGGGCGCATCCTCGGTCCAGGTGTCTCCCAAAGACACGCTAATCATCTGCCAATTGGTATCGAGTCGCATCTGGACGGCGCACTCATGGCAGTTCACGCTGACCACCACGCCGAAGATCGAATGCGTCAACGGACAGCAGAACTACCCTATGCCCGCGGACTGCTATCGGCTCGTCAAGGCATGGCTGCGCTATCCGCAGCCCATCGCAGGCTCGTCGAACACTGTCCCGCCCTTTGACGACCCGGCTTACTGGGCGCTGCAAGCAGCAATCCTCTCGCAGCAATATGTCCAGGGGCAGGATGTGACAGTTGACTCCCCTGCCTTCTTTTTCTACCCGCTAGACGTGGTAAAGACGCTGGACAACAACCTTTACCCCAACACGGCCCAGCGGATTCGGCAAATCACGCAGATTGGGAACTCTGGGACATGGCGGCTCAGCAGGGCGACCTACGTTCCAGCCGACCAGCCCTTTGAACTGTTCGGGCAATATCAGCCATTCGCGCCTAAGCTGGCCGATCTCGGCAAGCTGCTCTGGCTGCCCGAGAACTATACGAACCTTGCGGAGTCGGGCATCCTTTACTATCTCTACAAGGCCAACAACGATCCGCGCGCCGGGGCAGCATCGTTCCAAGACGATCGCATGGTCTATTCGGGTCAGTTGGCTGTGTGGATGGGTGAGATTGAATCAGCGGCAGAGGAAGAGCGCGAAGGTTCCGTGGATACGTTTGTTCCCGAAGACTCGTTGGGCGCAGAAACTTGTGGACAAGGTATCTGGATTCCGTAAGATGATCTAGGAGGATTTGAAAATGCATTATCGCAACGGACGTGAAGCAAAGAATGGCGACAAAATTGTCAAGTTGGAAGGCGGGAAAGTTGTGTCTTTTGGTGTTCTCCATAGCGCGACACCGGGGACACCGGGGAACGACTACTGCAATGGCAATATCGCCGCGATTCAGCCCCCGAATGACTACGCATGCATGTGCGACTGCCTGCACGTAAACGACGTGGCTGAAGTTCTCGCAGACAAAGGCTTAGACAAGCGGCCCGAAGGCAAGTAAAGATCGATGGAGAGGTGTGGGGATGTCGGTTTCAGTAACGGTGAACGTCAGTTCCCTTTCGGGCGGGTTAACACCCGGCGCATACATCCTCATCACGCTGCTCAACTGCGGGTCTGAGCCATCGGTAGTCAATACTTCTACCCCGGCCCCGATCACGCAGAAGTTCTACCCATTCAACGGCGTGGTCATCTGCACGCTCTATGACAACATTACGCAGATTTGCTGCGACGGGAACATGCTCAGTTACTACCAGTTCCAACTGGTAAGCGGCGGCGTAACCACATTCATCAAGAACGTGGAACTGCCGCCGGGCACGTTCAATCTGGCTAACCTGGCCAACGTTACAACCCCTCCCTGGCAGGCTGGCGTGATCCAGGGGCCGACCGGTCCTCCGGGGCCAAATGGGGCTGGTGGCACGGCATTCTATGTGCAGCTCGTCGGCGCAATCGACGGAACGAATAAGACGTTTTCGCTCCCTTTCGGCAACACTCCCGCGCTCTGGGTGGTGGTGCAGAATACAGTGATTGTCAGCCCGTTCCTGACCACGCCCTATGGCTACACCACGCTGAACAATACCATCACGTTCAATTCAGCTCCACAGGTGGGGGATGAACTAGAATCGCACGGCTGGTATTAGCCATGGCGGACGCCCCTCTCAACCAACTGACGTATTTGGGCATCGACAAGCCGACTCTCGGCTATCGCACTAATACGTCTCCGGTCGATGAGTCTCCGCACTGGGTATTTGGCTCTGCGAATACCATGGCTACGATTGTGGGCGAGATGGAGAAACGCCCTGGATTCGCACTGGCGGTTGAGAGCGCCTTGAGCATCATTCCCGGAATCGTCCGCAGGCTCTATACCTGGAGGCGGTTTTCTGGGTCATTCTTCGTCATGGTATCGGTTGAGTCAACGACTCCCGGCGCGCTCAATCAGGTCTGGAAGTATGAGGTTGGTGTAGACCAGTCATTCGTCAAAATCTACACTGACAATACTTCCACGAGTGCCCAGCCATTCGATTTCATCACGTCCAACAACTTCGTCTTCTTCGGCAATGCGACGACACGCCAGAACATGCGCAAGTTCGACGGAACCTTCATCAGCGATGGATATAGGGCATCGCTCTGGGGGTTGGATTTCCCGGTGACGGGTCCGTCGCGGGCGCTCGTTAGTCCAACTCCGCCTCCGGGCCTAACGTTCAACGGCACATCGCTTGTCGGAATTCCGATCACTGCCGGAAACTATACAGTCACGTTCACGGCTACCGATCTTGCAGGCGACACGGTTTCGCAGTCGCTGCCATTCGCAATTTCCGCACCTACGCTCGACTGGCAGTCGGTTTCCGGCCCCATAGCCTTCGGGGAAAAGGGCATCGCCTATTCTAGCTCAGCGATGCAGGCCTGGGGCGGAGCTCCCGCGTACGGTTATGTGGTTGCTTCGGGCGCCATTCCTCCCGGCCTCACTATCGATCCGGTTACAGGCATCCTTTCGGGTACGCCTACCGCGTCTGGGAACTTCACTTTCGCGATAAGGGTAACCGACTCGGCAGCTACGACTCTCACCCGAGTATTCTCGGTATTCATCGGCAACCCGACATTAGCCATCGCGCCTCCTGCCCCGAATACAGGGACCATCGGCACTGCCTATTCGGGAGCCGTAACTCCCGCAGGAGGCACAGCGCCCTATGCGTTTATCGTGGTTGCGGGAAGCCTGCCTCCGGGGATGCTCATGGATGCGCTCGGCCACGTAACAGGAACGCCTTCAGTTTCCGGTATATATCCAGTGACCTTTCAAGTCACCGATAGCCTTGGCGTGTCCAATCATGCATCTGCCACCTTCACTATTTCTTCCACGGCGCTCAACATCGCCACACAACCATCCCCGCCGGCCGGGAAGGTTGGATACGCCTATAGCTTCACGCCATTTGCCAGCGTCGGTATTGGAATCCAAACAAGTTCATCTACCAATCTAACGATTTCCGGCGATTGGGAGCATGTTGGCACTCAGGTAAGAACTCATTTCGAACCGGCTACCACTGCACTTAGCGACCTTCTATTTTCTGGTTTTACGGCGCTTCCCGCTACGGCAATCGTCAATGGCATTTTGGTCACAGCTCAACTGGTGTCACAGGGCATAAGCGGTGGCACTGTAACGCAAATTGCGCTGTATCAATCCGGCGCTCCTGCGGGGACTATCAAGACTCCTGGGACTGGATTCACCCCAGCGCTAACTACCCAGACATGGGGCAGTCCTACCGATATGTGGGGGTTGAGTCCCTCTGATCTGCTTGCCCTTGTGAACAATCCCTCTGCCGGAGTTTCCATTGCTGTGAATGTAGGGCCGAGAGTGTTCATAAGTGTCCCAGTCCAAATGACCGTGTATTATTCAATCCCCCCCGCGGGCGTCACCGTCACGGCATCTTCTAATGGGATAACTGCTCAAACGGGATATGCCTACGGGCAGACCTTTACTTCGATCTACGGACACGAGTCTTCGATGTCGGCGCTCTCTGTATCAACGGGAATTTTCACCGATCTCGCCGTGCAGACCAACGTGCTTTCCTCTGCCGATCTTCAAGTGAATGGTATCAACCTCTACAGGACGACAGACGGCGGCGATATGGACCCAGAAGCCATGCGCCTTGTGGCCTCTCTGCCTAATGTCGATGCGTCCTACACCGATTCAACCCTCGATATTGATCTCGGCTTTCAGACAGGCCCCGCGCTCTATGTGAATGACCCTCCACAGCCGCTAAATGGATTTGTGTGGTCAAATGGCCGCATATGGGGAAAAAATGGCGCAAATACATGGTTTACCGGGAACGAGGAAATTACGAACGGAATACCGGCCGAGTGCATGTCGGATGCCATCAACGGCAATTATTATGCTTGGCCGTCGCAGGTTGGCGGCATGGCGGTAACGTCAAATGGGGTCGATATTGGGCTCGATGAGCAGTTCTGGCAGGTTTCCGGCGATTCTCTGGCTACGTTCCGTAAGTCGAAACTGTTGCAGGGCGGCGGGACGCGGTATCCAGTAAACATCCTCTCTGTGGGCGACAATGTTTACTGGATTGACACATCGAAGCAGGGATGGTCATCGTCCGATGGCGAATTCGGTGATAACATCCGCCCCGACTTGGCTTCCTTGACGCTTTCGCAAGCATTCATCGGCTTCCACAAGTCCAAACTGTTCAACTGGATTTACGTTCTCGATGCAGTGCGCTCGATTCTCTATGTCTACAACCTCGATCTGAACCAGTGGAACACGCCCTGGCTGTTCGGTGGACGCATGACCGCGATCACATCGGGCGAATTGACGGAGGGCAATATCGAACTCATTGCAGCCTTCGACGGCGGGCATGTGATGTATCTGGACCCCGACCTATTCGACGATGACGGGACGCTCTATAGGGATACGGTGGTGTCAAATCTGCTGGCCATCGTTCCGGGGCGCGGCACAATGGCGCGAAATGCAGCGGAAGTGCGCAAAGTGTCTCAGTTTGACATGGAAGTCTCGACGGTTCAGCAGGGACAGGAATACATTCCGCTCATCCCCCAATTCTTCGGCTGCATCGTGGACGACGATCCGGGCCAATCGACTCAGGACCAATTCTTTGACCTTTCCGCGAACATCTGCGACCCGCAATATCAGGACCAGACAGTCCAGAAGCGGTATATCATCCCGAAGCGCTGGATGGTTGACCAGGCGGTACCGAGTGGCAGGCGCATTGCATTCCAATCTCAGTGGGGAGAGTCCGCGGATGGATGGGTGATGTACAGTTTCGATTTGGCCTGGCGAACATGAATAATTTTCTGGCATTTCCCGACAACTCGAAGCTATCGAACACCGATGATGCGCGTCTGTCGCGTCTTGAGGCTGGCTATCCTACCTCAATCGCTGGACGGCAGACGTTCTCAAACTCGACGCTTGCGGTGCCAGCAAAAGGGGCTGTAACCACCTCCGGCACGATTGCCCCGACCGGAATCACTGCAACCGGCTCCACATTTGCATTCGTGGTGCAGGGAAATTTCGCCTTCACATCCACCGGAAGCGCGATCACAATCCACTGGGATGGATCGAACGGCTCTAAACTACTTGCAATCCGCCGTGCTGACGGGTCAAACTACTCGATTACCTCCGGCTCGATGACCATTGGCGGCTTGACGGCTGGGGTGCAGTATGGATTCTCCTCGTTCGTGGCCATCGCGCAGCCGCAGAGCCTATCCTTTGCTGCTGGCGATGCAGGTGCCCCAGGCTTCGCGTTCTCGCCGGCAGCAACGCCGCTTCTTATCTCGGCTGCAAGTCGAACCCAAAGGCTTACCACCAACGAGCGCATCACGGAAGGGCTGATATTCTTCACTGCGAACGTCGGCGCTTCGGGGCTCGGAACTGGCACCTATACGGGGCAGAGCGTATGAAGCACGTCTGGGTGCGTCCTCTCCGAATGTACGACGAGGAAGACAAAGCGGCCTTCGTTCTGGCCGTCGATTCTAGCGGAAAAGGGTTCCCTAATGACGTGTTTACTTTGCCTTGCACGAGAATTATGGTCGCCGAAGTCGAAAATCGGATTATCATGTATCAGCCCCAGTTTCTCTCAATGACCTTGGGATCACTGGTTCCAGTCGGCAGTTTGACTCCAATGGAACTTGCTTCGGCGCAGCACCAGCTCACCGCGGCGGCTTTCACTCGTGCTCACGCTGAAGGATTGGCCGATGTGATTGCATTTTCAAGTGATCCGAACACCCGCGATTTTGCTTTGCGTCATGGATTCACCGCGTGGGGAGACGGACTGAAACTGAGGATTCGATGAGCCAGCCTACCGGGGATCAGAAGGCACAACTTCAGACACAGAATCAACTTCAGCAGCAGCAGCAGGCGTCGCAAAATTCCCTGCTCCAGCAGAACAACACCGCGCTTTCCCCGTATCTTACCGGCAATCAAGGCTTTACTCCTCAGCAGATGGCGGCGCTGAACTCGCAGGCGCTCGACCAGAATGCGCTCCAGTACAACGGAGCCACCCAGCAGGCGAATTCGCAACTTGCAGCGCGGGGTGAGGGTCTCGGCAACACTCCGGGTTCCGGCGTGGCGGCGACTGGCTACGGCAACCTGCAAGCGGCGAAGGCTGGCGATCTGGCTGACTCGCTCCGCACCGTGACACTGAACAATGCCCAGCAGGGACTCGCAAACAAGTTCAATGCGGCATCGGTACTTAGCGGAAATGCGCAGACCTATGCGGGGAATGTCGGCACTTACGGACAGGGCGCAAACGCGGCGCTGGGTGATCTGACTCAGGCGCAGGGCAACACATTCGGGAGCCAATTCGGGAAGGCGCTGGGCGGAGCTCTCGGCGGCGCGACGGCGGGATTTGCGGGCGCGGCTGGCGCTCAAGGATTCGGTAATCTTGGAACGGCAGTGAGCAAAGTTGGCTCTGGAAACTGGGGCTGGTAATGGGCACACCTGCGGTAACACCTGATCTTTCGCAGCAGCAGCCGATCACCGCCGCCGACCCGCGAGTGGCGAAGATACTGGCGCTCGTTCAGGCGGCGCGGTCCAGTGCATCCGCGCAGCCGCAGACTCCTACCGCTGATGCTCCGATAGCGCAGCAACAACCTCCTCCCACTCCATCAATGCCGGGGATGCCGTCGCTGGCGTCGCAGATCATCCCTCAGCAGGGACCGCCTCCGCCGACTCCATCGCTGCCCGATCCATCTGCCCCGCAGTTGCCGCCATCGGCACCCGCTAACGTGGTCGGGCCATCGAAGCCGGGTCCAGTGAAGTCATTTCTCCAGCAGCTTGTCTCAGGACTGGGCGGAGCGGCCTACGCGGGAACGCAGGGTGCTCTCCAAAAGCTCGGCATCCCTACCGATTACGAAAAGCAGCAGAACGCGCTCAAGATTGGGCTGCAGCAGCAACAGCAGAATTCGCTGGAAGGACTGAGGCAGTCACAGCAGGATTTGTACAGCGGGAAGCTCGACCAACTGCAATCGCAACTGGCTCCCACAGCCATTCCGAACGATCCGAAGTATGGTGCATTCGCTGGGACGACGCTCCCCATGACTGCCGCGACCGCCATCATGCAGAAGATGGAAGCCCTGCAGAACGCCAAGGATATCGCGGCTGGAAAGAATGCGACCGCGCTTCAAGGCAAGCAGATTCAGTACGGCCCCGGCTCCTACCTCCGGCGTGGGGTGCGTTCAGTGGGCGGCCAAATCGTTTCCTACGACAAAGGGGACCCGACCAATCCCGATCTGACGAAAGTTCTCGGACCTGATACCGCCATGATTACCGGCCCACGCAATGCCGATGCGCGCGCTCAGGCGATGGCGAAATACCGCACCTTTGACACCACCGACGCCAACGGCGCTCCGGTTACCATCTCGGGCCTCGATGCGCTGCAAGGCGGAGCCGCGCACATCCCGTTCACTCAGGCAAAGGGTATCCAGTCAGACAAAACGGGCGTGCTCCAGTACCAGGACATTCTCGATAACAAGATTGC